GTCGTTATGTTCGGCGAACGCTTATTGCGCAGCCGGCCTTAACGAAAATAGTCCCCCCACCGGGTTACAAGACTGACTTAGCTTACCTAACTGGTTCTCCGTCCGAGTGGACTAGTGAAAAAGCGACGATAAGTCGCGCGACGTACGTTGGCTCTTACATTCCATCATTGGAATGGAAGGTTCCGGGGCTTAGCCTTAAATGGCTGAACCTTGGAGCTGCCTTCTTACAGCGCTCACTAGCTTTTCTTTAACAGCACTCAGGAATACAAACAAATGTTTGCTCCTACCTCTCCGTGTACCGGTGCACCTATCACCGGCTTTACGTCACCCACCTACACGCTTGGCACAGATTCTGCGCCCGACGTGAATGGTAAAGCGTTTGCTGTGACCGCCTTGGGCGGTACGCAAGCGGGGGTGGTCGTATCCTCGGCCTCCTATCCCTTCACTGTGCTGTTCACGCGTCCGAAGACCGTTCGGCAGTTACCAGCATTGGGATTGAATGGGAGACTTCCCTCAGTGCCGAGAAACACGTATACGCTTGCGGTACGGAAAGGGGTTATTCCCCTCGCCGGCCAGCCTGCGCAGCCGTGTGTTCTCAAGCTGGAAATCCCGGTTCCGGCAGGCTCGGACTTGGCTGACAAAGCCAATCTCCTAGCTGCACTCTCGCTTATGGCGGGAATCCTGTGGGAGCAGTCCAATGAGATCGGTGATAGCATCATTGCTGGTACTCTGTAACAACAATGGCCGCCGCTGCCTGTTTTTCGGGCTCGGCTTCATGATAGGTTTCGACCTTCATGAAATCGCCTTTCTTTCTATTGATTTCCTTAAGGTAATTCAATAGGTCCATTGGACCGAGGATGAACGATCATGGCTATAAGCCCGACCGCTCTTTTCTCAGCTTTCGCTGATGACCTAGAGGAGAATGGGAAAGTAGACTCCGCTGTACTTAGCCGCTGTTTAGCAGCTTTGTCCAGTGAAGACGGCCTACCCAGATCCGATTCCGCACGAGCGTTCATTGAACGCGAATGCGCTATCGACTCCTCTGACGTTACTGTCATTGATGCCGCAATACGCTTTCAGTTGAAAGGTATGTTCTGGAAGTACTTAAGTACTACAGAGACTGACCCGAAATTGGACGCTGTGGCATTGGACAAGTTCTTGAGCGTTAACAAACGCCTTGGACTCTGGCAGTATTCGCCGAATACGTCTGGGGATGAAGAACTGATGGGTTCCTTCAAGGAACTTATTTGGAACTTCTGGAATCCGCAAGGATTTCCCCTGGTTACCAACGACTATGATCTTCTCGATCACGGTCGGACTGGCCCAGGAGTCTCCGTAGGCTCACATGGTGAAGACTTCTATACAAAGATGTTTTCATCACCGTTAGCCTATACGTCAAAGGTCCTGCTCCATGAATACATGGAATGGGCTTCGGAAGAACCCAGTTGGCTAAGCGCGGAGTCAACTCGCGCGAACACCTATGGGGATCCTCTTCAAGTCCATGGAAGTTCTCTCAAATTCGTCCCGAAAGACGTACGTGAATCTCGGACCATTGCTATTGAGCCTTCGCTGAATATGTTTTATCAGCTTGGGCTAGGAGAAATCCTAGAAGAGCGGATCCGCACCTTCTTCGGTGTGGATATTCGCACTCAACAGCTTTGGAACCGAGAGGCTGCGAGAGTAGGGTCTGTTGTTTCCCTTCTGGGAAATAATCGTTCGAGCGGTGGTGAGCCACATAAGTGGTTTGCATCGCTTGCTACGATCGACCTTAAGTCTGCGTCAGATTCCTTAGGGCTTCGGCTCTTGGAATGGGCGCTTCCGCCCGATTTCTACAGAATTCTCTGTAGACTTCGGTCACCGGTCGCCACTGTCGCGGATGGATCTCGCATTGAGTTAAATATGGTTAGTACAATGGGAAATGGTTTTACTTTTCCCTTGGAAACCCTTATTTTCTCTTGCGTCGTTGTTGCTGCCATAAAGTCGTTTGGGATAACTCCCACGCGGCCTTATAGTAGGTTCGGTTCTCCAAACCGTACTGACCTCAAGTCTCTCCCCCAGGGTGAACCTGGCGATTGGGGCGTCTTTGGTGACGACATAATATGTCACACTGAAGTCGCTTCTCGGGTTTTGAGATTACTCTCATTACTCGGGTTTGAGGTTAATAGCAACAAGTCCTTCCTTGAAGGGACCTTTCGAGAGTCGTGCGGTTGTGACTTCTATCGAGGTCATGACATCCGTGCCTTCTATGTCAAGTCGGCATTAGGAACACGCACTTCTCTGTACAAAGCCCTCAATGGCTTCCTGGAGTGGAGTACTCGCACTGGTGTAAATTTACCCAATGTTGGCACTTTACTCCTTACCGAACTTAGAGCCCTAGAGCAGAGAGATCCGCTCTGGGTGCCTTTAGGAGAGGGAAGGGATGCGGGGCTTCGGATTCCCTTGGCGGTTCTGCAAGAACTAAAATGCAGTTCTACCGAGAGGGTCCGGAGGTCTAGCGAGGTCCAATCTCTCATTTATGAGAGACTTGTTCCTCATGCTAAACAACTCCGCATTGGGGATGGCTATGTAGCTGTTCCCAGGAAGTTACGAAGTCGCATCTATAACCCGTATGGGCTAATGGAGGCGTTTCTTCGTGGCGATGTACGTGACGGTAGGATATCAGTTAGGCAATCTGATACCCGATACCGTAAGAGGGAATGTATAACTCCCAATTGGGACTACATTCCTCCTATCCACGACTGGGTTCGCCTAGTCACAGGTAGGGTTGACATGAGGCGGTTGGAGACCGCTTCGAGGGCCCTGTTGCACTCTGTGCTATAGGTTCCTGGGCTGGGAGTGATCCCAGG